AAAAGGATCTGCCGGTGCTGTTGGTAGGATGTTTGGACTAGGAAAGAAAGCTACAATAGAAACATCTTGGCACCCAGCATTACTAGCACATCTATTTGCAAATAGATATAAATTAAGAGATAAAGTAAAGAAAAAAGAAATTAAAAGAATTAATCAATCTTTAGGATTTGCTGGAGGATATGTTCCCGGGTCTAAAGATGGATTCTCAAAGTATAATGTTAAAGGCGGTGAAGAAAAAGAAGAAAAGCAAATGGCAAGAACAGCCAACTGGAAAGATTGGGCATTACAACGTTCTGCGCAGATATGGGGTGTTCCAGCTATGGCTGCTGGTGGAATTGTCAGTAGACCTACACTTGCTGTTGTAGGAGAATCAGGACCAGAAGCAGTTGTACCTCTTGGTGGAGGTGGAAGTAATGATTTACTTGGTGCAATAAATGGTTTAAGAAAAGATATACAAGCATTGGCAAATAGGCCAATTGTAATGGATGGAAGAAGAGTTTCAGCAGTAGTATCTGAGAACTTCTTTGAAATGGCGCAACAGTAATTTATAAAAAAGACCTAGAAAAATTATAGAGAGAATAAATGCCTACATATTATTATGACGGAAGAAGAGTATCATTAAATACATTGATGCAGCTTAAACGTCAGAAGAAGATAACAGAAGTAGAGTTCAAAGCTATTACTGTGCCATCTGATATATTAGCAACAGATACTATCAAAGCAGAAAAAAGAATAAAATTTAATGCAGAAAAAGCAGAAAAAGAAAAAGCTAAATCAGATCTTCAAGCTCGTCAAAAAGCAGAAAGAGAGAAACGAAAAAAATTCAAACAGTATACATTAGAAGAAATAAAGGTAAAACTTCCTGGAATAAGTGAATCAGATGCTATAGCTGCAATGAATATAATAAATAGTGAAGGACCCTCAGGCTACACTAAATGGGTAATAGACTGGTCTAGAAGAAACAAATCTAAGCCTCAGCCCCCTAAAACTAGAGAGCAACTGCTAGCAGAAGGGAAAAAAGTATTTGATGAAGGTGGTTTTAGTGCATATTCAGCTTGGGCAAAAAAAATAGCTGATGCTAATAAAGAAGTTGCCATAGTCGAGCCTGCAACACCATTAGGATTGGCTCAGCAATTTCAAGATTCACTTACAACACTTTCAGTAGGGTTTAAAAGTGCAGCATTACAACTTTATAATGCTAATGTATTTCAAGATGTAGGTGAGCTAAATAAATACCTTGCTGATCCAGATGAATATATTAGAACATATAAACCAAAACCAAAGCCTCCTCCTCCAACCCCAACTGTAGAAGTGGGAGGAGTTGTAGTAACCACAGGAGGCACGTCATCTACTGATCCGATAAGAGTTAATACTGGAGCAAACGTTAGTGAAGCTGAAATAAATAGAAATAACGAAAGGGTTAATGCTGAAGGAGGGGAAGTTCCATTTTTTGAAAGAACTCAGGTGTCTGCTGCTGAAGTGGAAGCTGAAGCTATAGCACGTTTCCGATCAGGAGGGTTTCCAGCATATTCTGAATTTGCACAAGAACTTGATAAAAGAATAAAAGCAGGGACAATGAAGGTTAACCCTTCTATACAACCCACAATTTGGGATAGTCAAATCAGAAGATTGTCAGTGAATTATGAAATACAAAGAGACCATGGAACTACTGCACCACCACCAGTAATAACAGAACAGCAAGTACTTACAGAGGGACAGAGAATATTTAGAGAAAAAGGTTATGATGCTTATGTTGCATGGGCTCAACAATATTCAAAAGCTCTTCATGGTGACTTATTTACAATAAAAAGAAGTGAAGAAAGAAGTGAAGCACTTAAAGGTGCACTCGGTACTGGAACTGGTAAAATTGTAAGAGATGGCACAGACGACTACAGTAAAAGAGATTCTTACAGCACAGGAGACAGCAAGGGATTTGATACACTCAATCGAGCTAAAGCTAAAATTGTAAGAGATGATACAACAGACTACAGTAAAAGAGAACCTTATAGTGCAGAAAGTGGTAACAAAGAACTTCAGGAGATCTTAAAAACAAAAGGGGCAATTATTGGAAAAGATAAACAATTGGCTCCAGAACTAGTTCAATGGCGCTTGACTCCAGCTACAAAACCAACTATCCCTTCATCAAACATAAGCTCTTTTGTTCTATCGAATATAAGAGCTTTAAGTGGTAATATACCACTCAAAAATTTATTGCTCACTATGATGTTGAGAAGGTATACAAGTGATGATATGTATAATACTGCAACAGAACCTAGTTTAGTTGACGCAAGTGATTCTAGACAAGGGGCTCTTACAGTAGCAATAAAAATAAATAGATATAGCATTAGTGATCAATACAAAGGGATAAGAAGTGATATAACAGATATAAATGAAGAATTTGTACATGCTAATGAAAACAAATATACAGGAGCTGATCAATACAAAGGGAAGAGGAGTGACATAACAGATATAGATGAAAATTATGTACCCACTAATACAAACAAATATACAGGAGCTGATCAATACAAAGGGAAGAGAAGCGACATAACAGATTTGAATGAAGAATTTGAAACTACTAATAAAAACGACTATACAGATGACGTTCCATATGTTGCAGATGAAGAAAGTAGATTGAAAGATTTAGGCAAAGAACATTTGTCTACTAATAAAAATGACTATACAGATGACGTTCCATATGTTGTTAAAGGTGATGAAAGTAATTTAACAGATATAAATGAAGTGTTTGAATCTACTAATGAGAATGTATATACGGAAAATGCACCATATATTGCTGGTGAAGAAAGCAAATTGAAACATGTAGGCAAAAATTATGTGCCCAACAATGAAAATGAATATTCGGGAAATAATCCATATATTAAAAGCGATGAAGATAATCCATCTCCAGTAAGTAGAATTCTTTCGTTAAGTTCATTAATGGCACCTACGCCAACAACAGCAGTTGCTTCAAATTCTAATTCTTCAGAATTTACATCGACTGTTGAACAACCTTATGACGAACGTAAAGCTGATGACACAGGTTTAGTTACTCGTCTTACCCCTTCTGATGTATTACAAGACATTGATAACTTATTACTACCTCCTACACATCCAAAAGCAGACGGAAGACCCGTATTTGATCAATTATATACAAACAATAGAAGGGTTACTGTAGATTATCCAGAGGGAATGATGTCGGGTGTGCCTTTGAGGGGAGTACAAGAAGGTTCATCACCCGGCGAAGAAGGCACATTAGATAAGGTGTTTTCTTATGCAGATGATAGGAAATTAATTCATGGAATTGATAGAGGATTTACACAAAATATTAGTGCTGGCAGCCCTAAAGCTAGCCCAGCTGTCCAACAAACAGATGCATTGCAAGATGTTGCTGGTGTAATAGGTGCAGGAAATCAACAATATTTTCCATTCTTGTTTGAGACTGATAATCGTAAAACATCAACAGGAGGTTATAAGAAACAAACATGTTTCTTACAAGCTACGCTTAACCAGATACAAGAATCATATGCACCAAACTGGACTGGTAAATCGTTCTTTGGTAGAACTGAAAAGGTTTACACATACACAGAAACAGATAGAGTATTAGATATACAGTTTGTAATATTTGCTGATTCAATAAGACAACTTCAAAATGTTTATGAAAGGGTCAATTGGTTAGCACAACAAACATATGGTCAATATGAAGCATACGGTCAAGCAGTAAATAGACTTGGGGCTGGTCCATTAGTGAGATTGACAATTGGTGACATGCTCCAAAGAGTTCCAGGGTATATAAGAAATCTTAGTTTGAACTGGGACCACTCAGGAGCTGGTGGAAAATGGGAAATAACTGAAAGCTTAAAAATGCCTGTAAGTTGTCAAGTATCTTTGAGCTACCAAATTATTCATCCTGATATGCCAGATAGAGATATGAACTTCTATTGGGGCTTGGCAAAAGGAATGGGCGGTGGGTTGATACAGACTAACAGGAATAAAGAAAGCAATGAAGATTCTTATGTCAGACAAATAGGTAGTGCTGTTCCAGTATCAGATAGTGAAGTTGACCAATATTCAACTTTCTATTCTAACAATGAAGTACCAGCAGTAGAGGGAACACAAGATCTGCAAGAACTAGTGTTAGTGTAGACAATGGAACGAATAATCTTGGTGACAGTAACTTAAGGAGTAATATGGCTATATCTAGATACGATGGATTTAGAACAGTTAGAGATGAAGCAAAAGGAGTGCTACGTCTTGAGACATTTCCTACTGTAAGAGCAAGTGAAATAGAAGACCCGAATAATGATATAATAATTGAGTACAGAGATGGTGATAGACTCGATAAAATAGCTTTTGACTATTTGGGCGATGGTAGATATTGGTGGGCAATTTGTTTACTCAATGATTTAAGCTTGCCATTCGGTGGTCTTTTAGAGCCAGGAACTAGATTAAGAATACCAACAAATATTAGTAGTATTTCTAATTACATAAAAAACAAATTGGATAGCAAAGAATGAGTGATCTATATGCTGTAACAAACGAAGTTATAAAAGGTTGGAATGAGAAACGCGCACTTTCAAATTTAGATTTATCTGGGTTAACTCCTTTTGTGAATCTAATATCTATACTAGACAGTGACACAGCTAGCAGTATGGGAGAAGACGCTAGCAAATTTAGAAATGTAATTAATTTAGATCTTGTCAATGATGATTCTAACTTACTTGGTGCAGCTGATCAAACTACTACACTTGCTACACCTCTTGCAACATTGGACATTCAATCGGGCAGAGACAATGATGTTGTAGGTATCGAATCATTAGATATTACAAGAGGAACAGAAGAAGCATTTAATGTAAGATATGAGTTGAAATTAACAATTATGGATCCTGAAGTTTTCAATAGAAGACCAGAATATTCAACTCTCATATTTTTGAATGCTCCATTTCTTTTGATATATGGTTGGACAGGTGGTAGGGACTTTGTTGGGCCGCCTGTATTGGAAAACACTAATCAGAATCTGCTAAAAATAGATCTTAAAAGTAAAAATAAAGGTTATTGGAAAGCAGAAATATGTAAATTATATAAATTTGATTTTAGTTTCAATGAAATAGGGCAAGTGGCTGTCACTATTAATTTGGCATCACCACACAATTCATTGCTTACATTTTTGAAAATTGCTGGTATATCTTATGAAGTAAAAGATATTCTCGAAAAACAAACAGATGTGGCTAAACTCCTCTTAGATACAGCAACAAGAAGTAATACTATTGTAAGATTAGATGACACACTAGGCAATGTAAAAAGTTTGTTAGAAACAAACCCAAATTTAAAGAAAGCAACGATAGATGCTACTGTTCCAGTTCCTACGCCACCAGCAAATAGTGCTTTAAACTTAGGTGATTTAGGTGAATCAACAATTGACCAGTTTGAAGAGGGGCAAAAGATATTAGAAGAACAAGGTTCTGAAGCTTTCATGAGATGGACTAATGAGCAACCTATTCGAAATGCTAATCCCAGAGATGACTTATCAGCTGGTCAGCAAAAAACTCCAGCAGTACCTGAGCAGAAAACTGCTGAAGAGCCACAATATTTCTATTTAGGCTGGGTATTAGAATTAGTTAAATATGCTGTTCATCAAAATTCAAATTCAGAAGCTTTAGATTTCAAATATGAGGATATACCGAATAACACATCTATAGTAAACATATACAACAAGTTTTATAAATCAGTGACAGACAATCAAAATATAGTGTTTGCTGAAACATTGACTAATGTGTTTGAAATACCAGTAGATTACAATCTAGTAGTTGGTGAAGAGGGTTTGTTTACCCCAAGTAATATGTCGATAATAGAATTCATAAGAACAGTAGTAGAAAGCCATGCATTGTCAAATGAAATAAAGTTGGGTGTAAAAGTTAAAGATGGAGCTACTCACATATTTGTTGCTAGTGCAACAGTTGATGATATAGAAACTGAAATAGAAAACAACATCAAGTTTGCAGAAACATCTGATAAAGCAATGGTGATAAATTTTGGAACAAATGATTCATTGTGTGAAAATCTCGATCTTACTTCCAAAATGGACTCTTTAGGTTTTGAAATATATAGCTCCCCAATATTAGCTGCCGGTGTTAAAGACATAACAGTTGAAGATTTTATCCGAGAAATTAATAAAGTAGACACTAGATTGGGAGCTAGTGCAAGAAGAATAAGAGATGAAGGTGCAACTGTAGAAGGATATAAAGTCGATGCTTCTTCTATTGCAAACAAATTGATGCAACAAGATTCACAAAATTATATGAGAATTGCAAGAGCATTGAGTAATGAATTTGATTTGACCTGGAACTTGCTAGGGCATTATTTGAAAAGGACGACTATACAAATACATGGGACAGCTGGAATAAATGCATATAACTATGTCGTTGTTAGAGGTGTTATAGAAAGGTTACATGGAATATATAATATCACACAAGTCACTGATCAAATAACACCAACTTCTTATACAACAATTTTAGAAGCAGTACTTAGAAAATCATTTGACGAAAAAGAATGAATAAGTTTATAAAAGTTTGTATAATGTATTATAATTTACAATGTATAACTAGTCTTTAATAAGAAAGGTAAGTAATGAAAAAAAAGAAATACTTTGGTGCTGAAGAAGAACAAGCAGTAAAGGATTATATACATTGTGAAAGTATTGATGAGCGAAACAATTTGTTTACAATTTTAATAAGACCTGCATTTAATGAATTAATTGAAAACATATTTTTCACTTATAATTTTAATACAACATTGGGCTCTCTTGAAGACATAAGAGATGAGCTTATGATACATCTATTTGAAAGGATTGACAAATTTGATGTTACAAGAGAGACTAAAGCATTTTCGTTTTTTGGAACAGTTACTAAGAACTGGCTCATACAGAAATCTAATCAAGCAAAGAAGAGAGTTTCAATAGATGAGGATGAGAAAGTCGACCTCATAAAAACTCTCAGTATAAATGAGTATACTAAGGATGTTAAGAATGAAGAAGACGCTGAATTCATAAACTTTCTTAGAAATTCTCTGTCATCTGCTTATGAGAATAAAACAAATCTAAATGAAGATGACAAATCAGTTCTTTCAATTGTGGTCAACCTCCTTGAAAATTACAATATGTTTAATATTTATAATAAGAAGCAGGTCTATGTATATATAAGAGAAGGTACTGGACTGCAATCGAAAAAGATTACAAGAACTCTTCAAAAAGTTCGAATGTTGTATCAAGCAACAAAAAAAGAGTTCTATGAAACTAGAGATATTTAATGAACAGGCCTCCAAGCTTAGATAATATAGTCACCCCATCCAGACGATTTGTAAAAAAGACCATGGAAGCTGCAGAAGGATGGAAAACTAACAAAGATCAGATATTTATTCTGAGCAGAGCTATAGTTTTAGGGGTGGATCTATCTATTGACAAAGGTGCTGCTTCACCAGTAACCCCTCCTGGAAGTTTATTTGTCAAAGTAATTGGAGAGGATCAATCTAGCAAAAATCCTGTAGCTGACAAAAACAAATGGGCAATACCTCTATTTACATTCCATAATATATCAATACCAGAAATTGGAGAAGAAGTTTGGGTAACTAGAGAGACAGATGTATGGGGTTCTCAACTTTATTGGATAAACAGAGTAACAGATTCTAGTTACATAAATAAAGTATTAGCAAGAGAAGATAGAGCTCTACAGCCTGGCTTGTATAGATATCAATTAAATTTCAGAGTTGAAGACATAGCTGAAGAAGTAACACAAACAAAAGCAGCTGTATTTTCAATTCCATTCAGACCTGGTGATGTTATTCAGCAAGGTAGAAGTGATAGTTTCATAAGGCATTCATTTAACCCCGTCAATCAAGAGGGAGTTTTAGAAAGTGGTATAAAAGAAAGAACAAGATATGAAAGACTCCCTGGAACAACTATCGGAAAAACCAAGACAAAGAATTTACAAGTAGGTAAAGCAAATCTTAGTGATGTCTCTGTAAAAACTATTGAAAATGACAATGGTGATTCAAAAGATAGAAGTTATTTCTACAATGAAGCTGAAGTGTTAGCTAACGTATCAACCTTACCAGATTCATCTGATACATTAGATAGACAAGTTCTCGGTGATAAGCTAAATGAATGGCTAGATACAATGAGCATAAAACTTGCTCAGTTAGTTAATGTAGCTGGTGATGTAATTGCAATTTCAACAACACAACAAACAGTCCCTGCTTTCAAAAGTGTTCAGAAAGTAAGTATTAAGTTAGGGGAAGAAGCAGTAAGTTTTGATGTTGTTGTAGATATACCAGAAACAAAGACAATCATAGATGACATGAGTATTCTTAATGCAAGGAATGCTGCTGGTAATATTGAAACTATAGCACAAGATATCAATAAACTACGTGAAACTATAAATGATCACCTTAGCAATCATCAATACATTAATTGAGAAATTCTAATGGCTAAAACAATAAACTTGAAATTTCCTCTAAGAAAATTTGATAGAGGTTTCTTTATGGCAAATGACACTACATTAGATGCTGTCAAAGAAGACATAAAAGTGTTGCTGCTTACTATGAAAGGTGAAAGAGTAATTAATGTAGATCTTGGTACAAACATTCCAGTATTTGATGGCATATTATTCGAACAAATTGATAGAACTGAAATGAAAGTTATTGTTAGAAATGAAATAACAAGTGCTCTAGAAAAATGGATGCCAAATGTAATATTAAGTGACATAGCAGTTCTAACTAGAGATGAAGATGCTAGTTTGAGCTATTCACAGGTGAGAGTTAGGATGGAATACAAACTTAAAAATGCTGAATCTGCTACAGATTCTGTACAATTTACTATTGGATAGAGAGAGTAAATGGCAACTACATCTTTAAAAGAAGTGCGAAACATAAATTATTTGAGTAAAGACTTTGACTCAATAAAACAAGATCTAATAAATTTCTTACAACAGAATTTCCCAGATGAATGGCAAGACTTCAATGAAGCTTCAGGTGGTATGGCACTCCTTGAAATGATTGCCTATGTTGGAGATTTAATGTCGTTCTATATTGATAGACAAGCAAATGAAACGTTTATCAATAGAGCTGTTGAAAGAAAAAATATAATGGGATTGTCTAAAACCCTTGGAAGGAAACCAAAGTTTGTAACTCCTGCAGTTGTCAATCTATCAGTAAGCTCAGTTATGACGCAAGCAAGTTCTGCTACTTCACTTTTCGTACTAAATAAGGGTACAAGAGTTGTTTCTAATCTAGACTCTAGTGTTTCTTTTGAGATAATAGAAGATGTTGATTTTTCTGTCACAGCTAATAGATCAGTTACATCTGATGGAACATTCACAACAGCTTCTATTTCAAGTGTCTCTGCTGTTGCAGGTAGAACTAGAACATTCAATTACACAGTTGGACAGCCCACTAAGTACTTAAAGATTACATTACCCGATCAAGATATAACAGAGATTGTTTCATTGACTAGCTCAGATGGTAATGAATGGTTTGAAACTGAGTACTTGGCACAGGATACAGTGTTCATTGGTGAAAACAATAACACATCATCCTCAGCAACAGTTCCTTATGTAATGAAGATGAAGAGAGTTCCTAGAAGATTTGTTGTTGAAAGAGAACCGGGTGATCTAACTTCAATTAGATTTGGCTCTGGTAAGTTAACACTAGAAGACTCTGAAGTGGTACCAAACCCAGAAGACTTTGTATTGCCTCCTACGTTAAGAGGTTCAGCATCTAGTTTCTCTCCTACAACTATAAATTCAGCAACGTTCTTGGATACTAAAACTTTGGGCATTGCTCCTGCAGACGTTTCTCTTGATGTGACATATAGATATGGAGGAGGAATAACTACTAATGTTGGTTCTAATTTGCTTACTGAAATTAGAGAAAGAAGTATGACATTTAAAACACCGAATTTTGAAACTCTATATCCTTCTGAAACAGAAACGATCAGAGTTAATTTGTCAACTTCAAATGAAAAACAAGCAACAGGTGGTCATGAAAGAGAAACCAATGAAGAGATGAGTGAGAATGCACTTGCTTTCTTTGGAGCACAAAATAGAGCTGTTACATTACAAGATTATCAGATCATAACAATGAGTATGCCATCTAAATTTGGGACAGTATATAGAACTTATGCTAGAAAAGATCCATCAAACAAATTGGGAGTTGAGATCTTTCTTGCTGCAAAGGATTCAGATGGATACGTTACAGCCCCTCAAGCAGTACTCAAAAATAACATTGAAACATATCTAAGTAGATTCAAATCGTTTTCTGATTCTATAAAACTAACTGATGGAAAGATTGTAAACTTAAAAGTTGATTTCTCTATAGTGCCAGAGCCTAATAGTAATGCTAATGAAGCATTGCTTGAAGCATTCTATATTTTGAAGAGAGAACTTGATAGCCAGAACTCTAACTTTGGTGACATAATAGTTCTATCTGATATTGAAAGTAAGTTACAGAGTGTTGACAAAATCAAAGCAGTATCCTCATTCAATATAACAAATATCAGGAACACAGTTGACGGTAGAACTTATTCAAATGTAGAGTTTAATGTAGAATCAAATACTAGAAACAAAATTATATATCTCCCAGAGGATTGTGTTTGGGAAATAAAATATCTAAACTTCGACATAGTTGGGAGAGCGATATAATGAAACTATCAGAAGCTAAATTAGAAACGTCATCTAAGAAAATTGATTCAATGATCACTCAGTTACGTATGATGGTTAAGAATGAAAGATCTATGCAACAGATGTCAACACAGATTCTTGTAAAGAAAGCAGCGAAGATGTTGGAGCTAGCTGTTGATGAAATAAAGAGCTATGAATAGAGATATCTAATGAAACTTCAAGAATTATTCGACAAACCACTTCCCTGGAAATGGCATGAAAAAAGAAAAGACTTTTGGGATGCTATGTTTGATGTTGATGGAAAAGAAGGATACATTGATTTCAAACAAGAACATCCAGGAGAATGGAGCATAGCTTTCGCAATTGATAGTGATGAAGAAGTATCAGGTGAAGGTGATGAATTTAAAGTGTTTGCAACTGTTATTGATATCATAAAAAACTTTATAAAGATACATAAACCAAAAAGACTTGAGTTTACTGCTAAAGAAAATAGCAGAATCAAGTTGTATAACAAATTTGTGAAAGTTATTGGCAGCAAGCTTGGATATAAAGCAAAAAGGTCAAAATACGGTGATTATATACTAGTGAGAAAATAGATGTTATTGAATGAAGTATTAAACAAACCATATAAATGGAAATTTCATAAGAAGTCAAAACGTGAATGGGGGATTCTATTCAAAACTGATGTGGGAGAGCAATATCATATAGTTTTGTTTTATAGTGCTGATGATGAAGCTTGGATGTTATCTTTCGGAAATGTAAGCGGATATGATGAACCAGAAGGAGTATTAAATACAGGCGACGAGTTCAGAGTATTCGCTACAGTTATTGCTGTAGTGACAGAATTTTTGAAAGAAATCGAGCCAGAGAGATTATATTTCACAGCTAAAGAAAAAAGTAGAAATAAATTGTATAGAAGATTAATTGACAAGTTTGCTAACAAAATGGGATATTATGCAACAAAACAACCAACTGGTGAATTTGAACTAGTGAGAAAATAGATGAGTCAGAAACGAGCATTCGGAAGTCAAGATACAAGTATATTCGAAAGAAGTCTGACATCAAACGTGGGCTTAGCACCAATATTGCAATTAGAGAATCTATTCGATACTGCTAAAGAACGTAAGCAGTTTTCAAGGATTCTAATGAAGTTCAATCTTTCGGCTATTACAGGTGACATAAGTGCAGGAAATCTCCCTGATCCTGCAACTGATTCTACTGTAACAACGTATCTATATGTGTATAATTGCAAACACGGTGATGAGCAAGCTACCTCTTTCAGCGTAAATGTCCATCCATTAACACAAGAATGGACTGAAGGAAATGGGTTAGACTTAGACGATTTAACAGAAACAGGCTATGCAAATGCTGTATCAGCTGATTCAACTAATGCTTGGACAACAACAGGTGGAACATTTGAAGTTGATGCTAACTCTGCAACTCAATCATTTGATCACGGTGAAGAAGACCTTAAGGTAAACATAACAAATCTATTCAACGAATGGTACGCCGGTAATACTGGTAACTTTGGTGTCATTCTCAAAATGACAGATACAGAAGAGATAAAGACTGGCTCAACATCAGCAAACAGTTTGTACTACAAGAAGTTCTACGGTAGAACAACAAATACTAGAAAGAGACCATACATTGCATTAGAATGGGACAACTCAATTAAAGATGATAGAAGTTCTATAGCATTTAACAGCACAGGTTTGTTGTGGTTCTATAATATTATAAATGGCCAGCTCCAGGATTTAAACTCAACAAGTGATTTTCCTGGTAATATTACGTTAAGTGGCTTAACATCATCTACACAAGGATCGGGTACAGCTGACAGTGGTACTTCTATTACAACGAATCTAACAGCTGCTAGACATTCTAAAGGGATATACAAATGTAACATTGGCACCTTGGCTCTAACCGCTAATACGTATACAGCATTCAAGGACAACTGGTTTGTTTCTGCTTCTCCTACAGCAAACTATACATTTGATTTTACAACAACTAATGCTAGTTCTGGATTTGATGAATTTCAAACATCATCTTATAAGATAGTTCTTAGAAATCTAAAGAACGAATATGAAGAAAACTCTAAAACTAGAATATTTGTAAACATAAAAGATGATTCTATCACTTGGGTACCAATGACAGCTGCAACTACAGCAACAAACACATTTACTTGCACTGATGCAACTTTTGAAATAAGAGAAGCTAATACGGATGAAGTTGAAATACCTGCTGAGAATTTGTCATACGATAAAAACGGGAACTTCTTTGTTATCGATACAACAAATCTATATACAGGATTCAAATACTATCCAGTGATTAAACTCAATATACGTGGTGAAACTATATATTTGAGAGATCAGAAGAAAAACTTTGAGATTATATAATGAGTAGAGCTACTCAAAAAGCTTTATCTAAACTAGAAAATGACGGTTATGTATTAGGGAAGAAACTAGGCAAAGGGTTTTTCGGTAGTGTCTTTGAAATTAAAGGAAATGCTAGTAGAGTTCTCAAAATTACTACAGACAAAGAAGAAGCAAAAGCAATGTCTTTAGTTAGAGACAACCCAAGCCCTTATATTGTCAAGGTGCACAAAGCCTGGCGCTATAAATCTATCAAAGGTGTTTACTTCATTGAAATAGACAAATTGAAGAAAATTGATGGTGAGAAAACAGATGAGATAATTGAGCAGAATTTCAACATGGGTACAAATAAGAAAAGAAGTGATATGCATCTTGAACTTACAAGCTACATAAATGGCACAAATTCAAAAGAAAACTTAGTTAAAACAAGAGCAACAATAAAACAGAACATGAGCAAAGATGCATTGAAACTATATGACGACTTGATGAAAGCTGCATTGCATATAAAGAAGATCGGTATACAAGGATGGGATTTACATGGCGGAAACGTTATGAAGAAGGGTAATAGATATGTTGCTATAGATTTAGGCGACAATCCATCAGCAGGTAAGATAACAGACGTTAGAGAGAATATATGCCAGAAGTAGGATATACATTTAATTCGCTGATTGAGTCACTATCAGGAATAGGATCGACTTCATCTAACTATGCTGACTTGGCATTAACAGGAAGCCAAGCAAGAGTTGTTCCAGCAGTAGATTATGGTAGATGGTCTAATCACGTATTCTTTGCTGACGCAATAAGAAAGTTCAGAAATTCATTAAGTAGAATTGAGAACATATATCCAATTGGATTGTCAGGTGGAGATGTCTCTTCGTTATGTGCAGAAAACGTATACAAAGTTGACCAATGGAAAAAAGAATCTTCAGGATTTGATTTGTGGTTACTAGATCAATTAAGTCTAACTAGTTCTATAACAGCTTCATCAACAAACCAATTAGGTGAAACTGTTAATTTAACATACATCATAAGAGATCAAAGCAATACTATAACTGGTTCGCAAACAGCAACTGTAAATTCTATTTCAGCTTCAGCTCATAACTTTGAAGAGCAAAACTACGAAATTGTACCACATAGTGCTGGCTCTGCAAACGATCATTATGCTTGGGCGGGGACTGCAGAGAGTTATGTAACAAGGACACCAAAGTTTAGAAACATGTTACCAGAAGTATTGTTCTATAACGATGAAAACTATCTTCTTGAAAAAACATTACAAGCATTTGCAGATAGTTTGGATGAAATAAAATCGTTTGTTGATCAGATGTCTTATTTGAAGCATACAAGCTATGAAGATCATGATAGAACACCAAACAAGTTCCTTCCTGTTCTGGCAAACCACTTCGGAATAAACCTATACCAATCAGCTGTAAATGCTGCACTGTCATCATTTCTAATGCAGTCTTCAACTGCTGTTACAACACAAGATATAGCTTATAGCATTTGGAACAGAATTGTAAACAACCTTGCTTATATACTTAAGAACAAAGGGACGAGAGAGTGCTTAGAGGCTATCGGAAGGATGTACGGTGTTGATCACAACTTCTTAAAAGTTGATGAGTATACTATCCTTGAGCGAGATAGAAGGATAAAAGTTCCAGAAGAAGTTGATGTCCCTACATTATTCTCTACTGGTGATGTGTATGTTCAAATGCCTACAGGAAGTGTGTCAGCATTAGACTTTGATGGATCAAGAGACTTTACAATAGAAATAAGAGTTTCTGTAACATCTGCTACAGAACATATTCTATTACAACATCCTCTATATCAAATCAAGTTAGATGCATCAGGTCAAGCACATTTTGAAGTAGAAGCCGGAACAACAGCTAGTACAGTGCAATCATCAATATCTTCATTCATCCAGAAGAAAGACAACTTCATCCACGTCATAGCATCTAGAACTGGTGACAACTTGAAGATCTGGACAATGGGACTATCTGGTTCTGGTTCTGGTGGTGATGACATTGTCATGCTAGCCTCTGCAGTGACAACAGGTGTCCAAGCCGTTAATTTCGATTCATCGGGTGGATCTGCTTCTTTTGGAGCTTACTTCCCAGGATCTGGCTCATTCAATGGTTACATTCACGAAGTAAGATCTTGGACAGTGCCTCTTGAAGAAGAGGATTTGAAAGAACATGTAAGAAATTTTGAATCAATATCGTTTATAAACTCAACAGCTTCTAATGGAGCTGGTTATGGAAGTCTATCAGCACATTGGAAACTTAAAGAAGACATTATTCTTACAGGTGGATATAACTACATAATTGATTCTACTACTGCTGGAAATACTGCTAACCCTATCAACTTTGAAAACCAATCTACAAAGAGATACAAAGTATTTACAAATCAACAGAAATTTAGTCATTGGTATCCTTCTGCATTGTTTATAGACAATGATAAAGTAAGACAGTCTACTGATGATGAGAAATTCCTAGATGATCCAGGTGACATATCAATACATCTCACTCCAATAAATGCTGTTAATAGAGATATAAGAAACTGCATACAAGATGTCAATATCAAACATATGTTAGGTGATCCGGAAGCGCTATATGAAGATAGTTATTCCGGAAGTCTACAAAACACTCTTCAAGATGTTACTACTAGATATAACGGCAAAGACATTGCTGAGATCAATACATTTGTAGATGCAATGGACAACTTTAACGATGTCCTTGGTGGCATATTCGAATTCATGGAGCAGTTTATTCCAGCGAAATCTAATATACTATCTAAAGGTTTACTTGTTGAACCACACATATTAGAGAGGCCAAAAATAAGAAGAAAGGAATATGACTTAGTTGAACAACAGGCTGTTTCAGCTAAAATAAATACTCACTACTTAGAATTCGACTCAACAGCTGCTTCAGGAACAACAACAGCATCCTTTGAGGGTTACAAATACAACAATGGTGTGCAAGAATTTATCAAAGATACTATAACCTCTCAAGCAATTGTGCCTCTTTCAAATAAAGATAATGACTCAATAAATGTTCCAAGATTCTCAGCAACAAGAGTTGGAAGATTTATTCCTGTAAAAATATTGCCCTCAACACCTTCAGCAACTGAAGTAAGTATAACGTTGTCAAGAAGACTTATATCACCTACTGCTTCATCGTCAGCCACTAACGGTTATATCGATGGAACTGTAAAAATGCTCAGAGCAGGCAAGTCATTTAAGACTGATCAACCTGCAATAAAGTTTGAATTCCCTAGTTCTTCAGATGGAACAAACTATTTTGTAGCTGAAGTGGGAGATATTGACAACGGTAAGGGTAGAGTTATTAGTGGGAAAGATAATTTATTCACTTCGAAATTAGATGAAGATGACATACAAATCAAACTACAACTCTCTGAATTGGTGAAGTCTGCAACAAGTGATCCGAATACTCTTTCAGGTGAAATTGGTGTTGTAGACTTTGTAGTAACAAACTTATTCAGTAACGCCTCACAAGTTGTCAGACTTGCTATAGGGAATAGAGATGAACTTTACAACGAGTTTGGTGGGCAAGGTGGAACAACAATACAAAGCTAATAGGAGGAATCATGAAATACCCTGCAATAGAATTTAGAAATGGGAAAAATATAACTGATGAAGAAGCACATATTCTCTTTGATAGCATAATGAAATTTAAGCCTACGACAGTATTAGAGATAGGTAGATATACAGGTCTCTCAACTGCTTATATTTGCAAAGCACTTGAAAACTTTGATGAAGAAACAACATTCTTTTCTCTTGATTTTGAGAATGCTGAAAGTGGAAATATAGGAAGGGTGTTAGAAACTAACAAGATCAATAATGTGTTGCTAGAGAACTTCGATTACTATAAAGAACTTAAGGAGCGAGCTAAGAAGATTGTTAAAGAGTCTGATTTCGTATACATTGATGGATGTCATGAAGAAGTACATGACCTTTGGAGAACTATAGAGCCCTCTTTGCCAAATGTTTGTATAGTTATGTTTCATGATGCATTATGTGAAGATTCAGAGACTATGAAAGTTAAGAGTCTTATTACAAAAATTTCAAAGAAATACTCTACTGAGATTATAAAGACTTCAGACAATGAAGAGAGTCCGAATGGCTATTGTATCGTCTTTATAGAGAAAAAGAGTAAAGCAAAACCTAAGAAAGAAAATATTTATATAGAAGAAGATAAGAAACAGGTAAAAATAGTAGATACAAACAAAAGCAAAACCAAAACTACAATAGTAGATAATACTGAAAAGAAATAGGAGAACATATTATGGCGTTTTTGGATTCCTCAACTGCTGTGATAGATGCAGTGCTTACTAGAAAAGGAAGAGAGCTGTTAGCAAGGAATGATGGAAGTTTCAAAGTAACTAGATATGCTTTTGGTGATGATGAAATAAACTATCAGCTATACGATTCCTCTGCTTCTAATCCAGATGCTGACATAACAAATCTACCGGTACTAGAACCAGTATCTAATGAATCTGTTGCACAATTATATAGATTGATTACTTTGCCAAAGGGATCATTGAAAGTTGCAACATTATCGCTAAAGCCAACTAAAGCAACTGTTAATTTTAGTGACACATTTTCTTTTACTGTAGAAACTGAAAACGGTGAAGAATCACAGGGTTGGGGAGCTGTTTCTAGAGACACTGATATAGCAGTTCTTACTGATAGTAGAGCAACCCCTGAGAACAATATTGGCACATTCCGAATATTGACAGGTGTTAATGCTGGTTCGAAATCTGGCTTAGTTTACATTGATGTTACTGGCATAAATACTGGAGCTCGCAATACTGTTGAATTGACAGTGTCAGCTTCAGGAACATAAGGAGATAGTAAATGAGTTTAGTAAACTTTGACCAAGATCGTGATATTGCTCAAGAAGATGTTGAGACTAAAACAACTTATGAAATTACATCTTTGACAGCTGCACAAAATAAAAACATCAACTCATTTGTTGCTGAATCTACCAGTACAGGGTATCTAAATAATGCTCAAGGGACTGCCACTACTATTCCACTTAGCAGTGCATTCAGACATATAGCTAATTACTATTTCTCTTCTACAGCTGGTACAAATATACCTATTGCAAATGACAACACTTCATTCACTAGTTTACTTAGAGCTATCACCATAGGAAGAACTACTATGGATGACAATGTTGTCTCAGGTACTGTTACTGCTATTTTTGCTTTCGGAACAACAGCGAACAACACATACATTGATCAACCTGAAACTACAATCACAGGTAGTGTTGGAAGAAAGGGTTCGTTAGTATCTCAAGGAAATACTTCTAACGTTGTTGGAACTGTATTTTATGAGTCTGGAATGCTTGTATTCCACGGTGGAACAGGTTGGCCTCATTTCTTAATCACATCTGCTTCAGGTATGACTTTTGGAGCTGCTTCTGCTGGATATGTTGTATGCACACAACTATCTTGGAAATCAATGAGTATACTAAAGAGAACAAATTTCTTCTGTAGAGCATTCAACAAAGAATTCAATTACACTAATAACCCAACAGGCATTTCTAATTCTACTTTGGGAACAATAACTAGCTCATTAACAGCCAATCCAAGAACATATATAACATCTGTAGGACTTTATAGTGATGATGGTGACTTGCTAGCTATTTCTAAAGTATCTCCTCCTGTTGAAAAAGATTTTACTAAAGAGAAAATTTTCTCAGTCCAATTACAGTATTGACCCTACAAGTGATAAATTGAAACTCCAGCAAGTACTAGAAGAACGTGTACATTCTAAAATCAAAACTAAGAAATTTGGAAAATTAAGTGTAGGTGATTTAATTCACATCAATAGAATTGCAATGAAAGCTATTGGAGTGCGAAAAGCTGGTCTTTAGAAAATTGTTAGAATAATAGACTCAGGTAGCAAACCGAGTAAAGAATTTCCATCAAAGACAATTATTAAAATTGACAACAATGGGATTCCAGCACCAGTAGACCCCACTAACATTGCTAAAGTTGAGAACAACAAAACAAAGAAAAAAGGCAGAATAAGAAGCTTCTTTAGTAGAAAAGGAAGATAAATGTTCAAAGCATTTGATGAAATAGAAATAGTACCTATACAGTTTCCAGATAAACGCACTATAAGTGTATCAACAGCTAGTCCATCAGCTACCAATATACATTTCTTTACTGGTATTAGATCATTAGGCAAGATCAAATTATTTGATGTTTCAACTCCATCTTCTTTTGGTTTGACTAAAACAAGAGAGTTGAAATATCAGTTTTTATTTGACAAAACAACTGTGCCTGGATCTTCTACTACAGCTGAAAGAAGTGCTGGTATATTTTTGTCAAATCCCGACATGTACTACAAGAGCTCATCAAATAGCGCTTCATTAGCAGGGCACCAAGCTCTATTCAATTATACTCAAGGCTATCTATATAGAAATGATCTAGGATTTACAGGCGGTGTTACTAGTTTAAGAAGTGCTAGTACTGCAGCTGATATTTCTGTTGTTCGTGTTATAACAATTAGAAGAGATATGTTTAATTCTACAATTGATCAGAACTCAGTTAGAATTGAAATGAATCTTTCTAATACTTCATCAACTGGAATTGCTACTGGAGCTTCTACAGGTTTAACAACTGCACTAGATTTGAAGAATCCATATGGTGGTAAAATTGGTATGTCTGAAAATTCGTTCTTTGGTTCACCTTGGGGCTCTTTGACTTCGGGAGCAAGTGGTAGTATTGATACATGCACTACAGCTTTGACTATAGAAGCAATCATAAGGCCTTATGATCCTAACTCTGTTGTATTATGGAAAAGACTAGCATCTTCTGCCTGGGCTGGTTCTACAAGAGAAACTCAAGATGCATTCATAAAATTAGAATTAACAAAGAGCTCGAATAATGCACAAAATGCATTTAGGTTGTATATAAGATCTGTATCAGCTAACGGAGAATTTACTGAATCATTTGCACAGAATGATGTTCAAGCTTCTGGTTTATTTGTGCCAGGTGATGTTGGAGTAAATTTGTTCGATGGTAAATTTCACCACATAGTTACTACTTGGGGAACAGAAGGGATAGACGGCTCAACAACTGTGGAATCAGGTGCTGGTGCAGTTTTCGGTTACATAGATGGATTTAAACTTTTGAATAGAGAAGAAACAGATCCTAGACTTGGTGGAGCTGATTCTGCTGGAGGGCCTACTGTACAATCAAACATGTTTGAGCAAAGGTTTCCAATAAGAAGAAGTCCAATTACTCATAACGATCCAGAGGATGGTGCTACAGCAGCAGGAAATAATCTATACATTGGAGTTTCTAATTTCAATAGAGCACTTAATGACACAGTTGGTGATAAACCAGATGGGCTAGCTGCTTCCGGTGATGATAAACTACAAGGTGGTTATGATGGTCAAATAGAACATGTAAGGATGTGGAATGTTAGATTTGATGATGGAACAACTGGAGTTAAAGATAGTCATTCGCAGAAAGTTACAGAAAGTAGTACAGCGGGAATAAGTTTCAACAACTTTAGAGATGCATCACTAACTGCAGGTGAAAATATTTCTGCTAATCTAGTTGCTTGGTGGAACTTTAATGAATTAAATACACTAACTGCTGATGATGGATCGACATTCTCAAATACTGGAGAAATTGTCGGTAGAGGAAGTATAAACCTATATGACATAAAAGACATTGCTATAACAGCAGAGAGTGCAGAAACTGATAGTTCAATTTCTAGTGTCACAAGAACATTTCAGTATATAGATATACCAGAAAACAAAGTTATTAACAATGAATACAGTCAAGGCAGAATAGTAAGAAGATCTTTTGACGGATCACAACATAGAGTTGGTATTGTATATTATGAGCTAGGAGTTATAGTTTTAGATTCAGATGATGCTAATGCTAAGCTCAATTTCCTATGGCCATCATCGGGTACGACTGGTGATTTTGGATTTTCAGTAACAGCAATAAACAATTCAGCTCTTAACATTGAAAGGTGTGTTTTCAATTCAGTTGATAACAGAGGAAGACTTATGCTTAATGCCCATGCAGGAGGCAATGAATTCAACTACACTGAAAACCCAACTGGTGTTAATCCAGAAACAGGTGATCATATGTTAGATGATCCTGCAGGGTATATAACCACAGTTGGACTATATAATAACGAAGGTGATCTATTAGCTGTTTCAAAACTCTCAGTACCAGTTAGGAAAGATGAAACAAGAGAGCTTATTGTACAAACTAAGATGGATTTCTAACATGATAACTACACCAGAGCTACCAGTAAAAGTAAATAGAGATATACAGAGTGCTTATGTAGAAATAGAGAACAGGGATGTAGTGTATTCAAATTTTGAGTCATCAAAACTGAAGACATTTACAACTGCAGATACAATGTATAACACTGTTTTCAGCACTACAGCTAGCATAACTGGTACGAATTCTGCATACTACAATTCAACTAGACAAATGCTATACAATTTTAAGCTAGAAAATACCTTTACAGCTCTAACTGGTGACATTGGAATCTTTACACTTAAGAAGAGATACTTTGATTGTAAGATAAAACGGGGCTCATTTACAGCTACTGTAACAGGTGCTCATGCAGATGACTATTATGATTCTGGGTCTGGAGAGTTTAAGAGAAAAGGTGGAGGAAACATAACAGTTGGAGCATTTATGGAAGATCTCGGTATGGCAGTTGTCACTTCAACTTCATCTTCATTGACCAGTATAGTACAATCAGTAACTTCAATTAGATATCAAGCTGTTGTAGAGCATACTGAGCTAAGTGTCTTTTGTAAATGTAAGCCAGATGAATTGAACTTCTCTTTGAATCCATCTAGTCTGAACCTTACAACTTTGAATTATTCATATACAACTGGTCCTTTGACATCATCTACTTGTGCATCAGAATATAGTCCGGTCTTAGTTTCAAGTGGGATAAATTGGCAACCACATGTAACAAGCGTTGGATTATATAATGATAGTAATGAGTTGTTAGCAATTGCAAAATTGTCTAAACCTTTGAAGAAGAGTACAGACTTACCAATGACAATACGTTTACAAATAGATTTGTGAGATATCTAATGAAGCTTAGAGATGTACTAAAAGAATCATATAAGAAATATTGGATAAATGACAAAGGGAAATTAATAACTGTACCTTCATCTTTAGATCATGATGAAGTGTTACATAAGTTTCTTGAAAAAAGTTTTTTTGGAAATAAAGATCCTGAAAGTACAGCTTCCCTGCGAAGAGCTTGGAATGAAGTTATAGATAAAAGAGGTTGGGTGAGAATGACAATTGCAAGATATAAAGATGATTTTGGATATGAAGCTTCTATTGAATATGATCCAAAAGCTATAACAAGTAGTGCTGTTAAGTCTTTAAAAAATGTAATACAAAATCGTGACATAAAGATTGTATATACTGAATTTGGCATGAAAAATACTAAACTAACAAGCAAGAAATTTCTTAATACATTATAATAAGTCTAGGAAAAACAATATGGCTTTTAAGTTTATAGAGAGCTCAAGTACAGGCTTTCATCAAACTCTATTCAATAGAACTATAGAAGATCCAGAAACGATTGATCTAACTTCTGATACTCCAGGACCATTGTCGTATCAATCTATACCATTTGATGGTATAGACGACTCAATAACATTTACAAACTATATTGATGTGGGTTCTATTGGTGTTTCAGGCGCATCAGCTACAAATGTTGCAATAGATGCATGGATAAAACACGATACAGCAACTGGTGTTGCAAGAGCAACGTTCTTTGACATGGTTATAGCTAGAGATATTAGTGCAAATACATCAGGGTATGATGGTGACTATATTGTAAGTACAATTTTAACAGGTGGGAATGAGTACATAGAATTTAGAATGTCTCATGATCAAGTAGCAGAATATGTTTTGACATCAAGCACTCAAATAACTACAACTGCTTGGCATCATATATATTGTGATTTCGCTTCAGGTTCACAAACTATGAGAATATTCATTGATCGAGTTCTAGATAGTTCAAGTACTTTAACAGAAGTTGTAACAGGAAGTCCACTTGGAGAAAGAGGAATAAACTTTGGTGGAAGACTTGATGAGATGAGGATGTGGATTGCAACTGGCTCGGCTTCTTCTATCGGACAAATTGGAGCAGTTTCAGGAATAGGAAGCTCTCCAGAAGATCTCAACCCTCCATTAAATGACTTTCAACCAACTGCTGATACACTTGCTGCTTGGTGGAGATTTGAATCAGTATCAGCTGTGCAGTTGTTCTCTGCAATTGCAGGATCAATATTAGATAGTAGCACAAATGGTGTCACTGGAACTCCATCGGGATTTACTGGATCAGATAATGTTTCATCAGAACTAACAATCATTGATGGTATATCTGCTTCAGGTGATTTGAGAAGCTTGGAAGGTGGGAGTCTAGATCACGGAGCATTGATTGCTATTGATCCTACTGATAACACTCTTCTTTTAGAAAATGGTTCAGAAAACTTAATTGATGAATCCTTTGATGCATGGACAGCATCTGGAGTTGGGGTTGTAATTGCAGCTGATAACAATAATATTTTCTATGGATCATCGGGAGTTAAGATTAACACAGCTTCAAATGGACAAGGTGCATACCAAGACATATCGAATTCAGCATTGCTATTCAACAATAACACTTACACAATGAGTCTTAGATATAGGTCTGTTTCAGGATCTACATCAGCTAGATTTAATTTCATCTTAGGTGATAGCACTGCTACTGTAACAGGCATGACTGATACAACTAATTGGAAACCTATTATAGTAAGAAACACACTTACCGGAACAGCAACAGGTAGAGTTGAAATCATACAGCTTGATGCAGGTGGTGGCGCAGGTGCTCTATTTCATATAGATGGCTTACAAGTCATTGAAGGTGATTATCCTTCTGCATTCATAGCACATAGTAGAATAAGAAAGTCCGGACAATTATTTTGGCCTGTTTTAGATTGAGAGAGAGAATGAAACTAATTGAAGCAATTGAAAAGAATTTTGTTGATAAGATTCTTCCATATGCAAACAAAAAACGAGATGCCGAACTTCATTTTGTAATAACACCAAGTGGGAAAGTAGACGATATGTTTTATGAAATGCAACCACATATGGAGATTATTGAAACTTATGCTCAGCAAATAGTAAAGAAAATGAATGATAGAGAAAAAACTAATCTTATAAAATACATCAAATCGAAAGACCAATTTTATGAAGATGGTGATGAAGAAGCAGATGATGGTTATATGAATCAAGATACAGCTCGTAATATTATGAATTATGTAGGATGGGCTACATTTAGTGTGTTCGTCAATCCAAATATGAAGCGCATATCAGGTGGAATACAATCTGATAGGAAAAGAATTAAACAAAGCACAATAAAAACAATTATGAAATCAGCAAAAGAGTTAGATAGTATTCTTACAGATTGGGATATTGACATACGAATAGATTGGGATGCGTAATGGAAAGCACAAACTTTATAGTAGAAAATAAATTAAGATTTGCTGGAAACACTGGCTATTTCAATGAGCAACCACTGTTTGTTTTAAGTAACAATGAGTCATTGACTGGTAATAACTTTCTAGCTTTAGTGAGAACTAGAAGCACAACAACAGAAGCAGTCTCTGGACAGTTATCGTTGTTCTATGGTTCAACAGCCGGCTTGGTTTCTGCTACTGGATCAAATCCAATATATCCACTATCAGTAACAGCAGATGATAATTCAAGTACAGCAACTCAAAATCAATATATAATAAGCACAGCAATGACTGATGGTGATAGACTTGACGTCATCATAAAAGACAGTGAAGTATTCTTCGGTGATATGACTATCACCGCCCTAACTAAGATGAGTGAGAGTTTGAACTTCATCGGAACAGGAATGAGACCAGGACCTGAAGCCACTCCACCCAATGGTGTTACTGGAAAAAGCCAAGTATTGTTATACACCTACAATAGAGAAGAACTCGGATCACAATTGACAGGAGTTGAAGATCGTTCAAATAATTCTATTTCAGCAGATGTTAAAGGCACATCATCTGGTGATGGAACTAGTGCCACAATAACAGGCTGGACTTATGGACCTGTAGAAGGTGGATTCAGACTAAATGGAGAAAGCTGGATAGAAAGTTTAAGCAGCCATCACTTCAATGCTAATACAGCTGATGGGTTATCTGTAATGATGCATGTTAAACTATCTAACACAGGAAATACAAATATATTTACAATTGGATCGAGTGCTACAGAAGTAATGACTCTAAAAGAAAATGGTGGTGTCCTCGAACTTACTATCGGAGCTAGCTCAGTTACAGCTGCTAATCTAGAAGTAGGAAGATGGTACCATATAGCAAGTGTGTGTCACAATACTACTGCTAGCAATTCAGGGTCATGGGTTTATGTAAATGGAAACAGTGCCTCCTTTAGTGCAAACATGCGAGCCTTACCAGTGGTGAATTCAGACACAAGGCTAGTGATTGGTAGAGAATTAAGCTTATCTACTTCAAGCCTGACTGGAGTTGTTGGATTGACTAGAGTTTTCAACAGACCGTTATCAGCGACTGAGATTATGTTGAATTATCTAGCAACGATTCCATCAATGGCAGTACATGATAGTTTAAAGATCGGTTAGAATATATTACTATATAGAGATCGTTATCAATAAGCTTATAAACAAAACAAAAGGGTTTTTAAAATTGGACATTATAAAAGATGTAAACGAATATGACGTTTTAACAGAACTACAATCATCTAGCACTAATACTGCTTTTGTTTCTATCAAATCAGATAATAAGCTAGAAAGAATAATATGCTTTGGAATCTTATTTGATAATACTACTTATCTAATAAAGATTCTAAATACTAAATACTTCTTTGAAACTTTATTTTCAATCATAGAAAGCAAGAAAATAAAGATCTATGTTAATGACCTGAAATATTTTTTCAAGGTATTGTTTAACAATGAAGTAAGCAAGGGACTTGCATATACTGCTACGTATAAACTCCACGATATAAGACTATATCTATACAATCTATTCAATAGGTATATCGAAATATATGATGAAGGCGTAGTAAACTATGCAAATCTAGAAAAAGTACAAAACATAGAATCAGATTATAGAAAAATCTATTCTGACTGTTTTTTCTTTCCACATCAGGTGCTAGGAAAACAAAGACTACGCCTGCTAGTAGCAACTGAATTACAAACAATAGAAAAACTAAGTTCATTTTTACCTTCAGTCAATAACGAATATTTCAATTTGCTTCATATTGCTTCTTTTTACTACGCAATAATAGAACAAACAGGCTTCAAGTTAACAAACTTGTTTGACACCTATTCAGAGAAAATTGAAAACAAATTCATTGATATTGACTACAAAAAATACAAAGCATTTATAAATTATGATTTTGATCATACTAGTACAGGAAGACTGTCTTCTAGATTCCATAATTTCCAGAAGAGTGAATATGGAGATGCGATAGTTCCAAGATATAATGATGGTTGTTTCCTCAAGTTTGACTGGAACTGCTTTGAATTGAAAGTGTTATTCTCTTATTTTGGAATAAAATGTATAGACTCTGATATATACACTTTAATAGACAATTCAATAGCAACTAATAAAAATAGAAACTACGTAAAAAACACAATAATAAAGTGGATGTATGGATCAGAACAATATGATAGTGGTGTTATTGATTTGCTAAAGAAGTGGTATAAGATAGGAAATGAAGTTGAAGATTTCAGAAGTGAATGTGTTAGAGAGTTGAAATGCGATACTAAAAAAGGTAAGGTGATTAAATACAAAACACAAGAAGAAGCTAGAAACAAATCAGTGAACAACATGTTTCAGAATTTATCTACAGTGCAATGCTTATATACTGTATGTGACATGATGAATGGCTTAATTGTAAAAACAAAATCAGCTGTTGTAGCAACTGTCTATGATGAAATAATTATTGATGTTGCTCCAGGTGAAGTTGATATTGTGAAAAACATAGCAATTGAAGCAATGAGAAAAAATTATTTGAATGATGTAGATGTGAACTTTGATTGTGCAGTTGAAATAGGAAAAAATTTAAAGGAGTTTAAACATGGAGGATACTAACTTTGCAATAAACAAAGAGAAGACAGTAGATGATTTTAGAGATTATATAAAGCAATACACAGATGAAGAGGAAGAGAAATTTGAACCGAAGAATGCAAAAGAGGTTGCATATTCAACATTGAATATATTGAGAAAGATACAGAACATCTACTCTTGGGTCATCAATAATTCTGCTATTGACATGAGAAGAAACTTTATACACAACGACAAGTTGTTTAAGAAAACTGTCAATTTGCTTAAGAGCCATGTTCAAAACAAAATTCGTACTACTTCAGATGGAAGAGTTTATTTGAAGGTTGGTGACTTAGTTACATTTAGTGGTGATAAAGACGAATATGATGATTGGGTTGTTAGCAACAAGAGCAATCAAATAAGATTGATAAGAAATATTGTTGATGAGTTGAATTTAGTATTACAGGGTAAGAAAGATGATGATGAGAATAAGTCAGTTTTGAATGATAAGCAATTTATTGAAAATGTAGAACTATCTGATAGTGAAGTTGTTGATTATGTTATTGATAGCGTAATCAAAGATGGAGAATTTGTAAAAGAAGATTTAGATAAACTAAAAACTTTCGGTTTTTCAGAAGATGTTGTAGAACAAATTTGGGATAGAATAACAGAAACTGTAGATGAAACTAATGACTCGGAGAAAGAAATTGAGAAAACTGAAAGTTGAAGAGATAGCTTTAAACATAAGTAAAAATAGCTTTGCTTACAAGAAAGCTATGGAAGGAAAACTAAAGTATGTTGGGAATGGTTGTTTCATAAATAAGAGTGGTGAGTTTGCTGCACTAGCTATTTTAGAAGGCTCTGCTCTGTTTATGTTGCAAGAAGCAAAAACGAAAGCTGTTGCCAAGAAGACAAAAAAGCAAGACAAACTCTTGAAAGGCCCTGAAACAAAAGCAGGAACTGAAAGATTCTATTTTGTTGACAAGAGTAATGACTTGCATTTAGTGACAAAAGGATATGGCACAAAACAGGGCTGGGGTACTGCTTCACAAAATGATGTACAAAGTAAGAAGCCTGCTGAAGGTGGTGGAGCAAGTGAAGAAAAACCCGAGGAAACCCAGACTACATTCAATGATGAACAATTGTCTAGACTTACATCTATGGCAAATAGCAAACTTCTTAGTCCACAAAAGAAAGCAATGGTGAAATTAGCATTATTGGGTAGTGGTGCTGATGTAGAGTTTTCAAAGGAAGACCTTAAGGCAGCTAATTCATTAGTGATATCAGCAACTCCAGTTTCAGGTAGACTATATACGAGTGCTGATAATCTGTCTAAATCAGGAGCATTCAAAGTTGATGAAGTGCCGGGTATGTCGCCAGTTGAATTTAAGAACACAGTGTTAGATAACATAGAAACGCTTAAAGAGAAAATACCCAATTTCAAACCGAACTTCAAAACAAAAGGGGGAGTAACTTCTGATATTGGATACAAGAGCATATCATTTAAGCCGCAAAACTTATTAGGAAACATGGACACCTCTAAAGCATCAGATGTGTTACCTCCTGCTACTATGGAATATTTGGCAAGGTTAAGTGGTTCAACTGTTGACAAAGTCAAAGACATTGAATTGTTTGATGGTAAACTTGATAGAGATAGACCAGAGACGTTCATAAATGCAATTGACGAGTATGTAACTTCAGCAGCTGAAAAAGTCAATGATAGTGGAGAAGATGTAACAAAGAAATATATGAAAAATTATACAAATGCAATTGCAAAAGTGACAAGATCTAAAATGAGTCCAGAAGACAAAATGAAGCAATTAAGGAGAGTTATGCCGGCTGCTTTTGTCGATGCGTATGAATCTGCTAGCGAAGTCGCCCCGGAAGAAGCTGCTAGTTTCTTAGCAGACTGGGGAGAGATCGGATCAACTATGGAGATGCTAGCAAGAGGTGAAGAGATATATGTCCCAAAAACTGGAAATTTTCAACTTGCTGATTTGTTAAGAGTTGATAAGGATGCTATGAAGTTACATGCAATTTCAATAAAGTCAAAATATCCAGGCTCAAGTGAGGGTGCAGCTAGTTCTGCTAAAGCTTATATGGAATTACTTGAAGAGAGATATAAAGACAACAAAGAATTGAGAACTCAATTTAATGATGCACTACAGTTATACGCATCAAAACTATCAAATGTAGATCAAAGTGAAATGTCACCTAGTATGAGAAAGAAAGTAAGTGCTATAGAGGGTGTAGACAACATGGGGAGTTTAGATGAAGCGCAATCACTAGTTGATAAAATGTTTGATGAGGAGCAAGCAAAGAAAACTAAAGCTAAGATAGATAGAGCTCTTAAGAAATTGTATTCTAAAAACAAAGGATTAGATAAAGATTTCTCTGCTGTGGCCCCGTTTGTTAGAGAGATTATGTTTAGAGATTTAATGATAAATTCAACTAATGATATAATGAAAAAGACTGATGTTGAAATACCTGTTGAGTATTTCTTAGTCAATATTGATAAAAATGGGATTAGCTTTAATGCAGAAGGTAAACCTAAAACAAATCAAATGAGAGCAGAAGAAAAATATGCTGTAGTGCCAAAGATAGAGGGCAACAGAGTTGTTGATGCAAAATGTGATCAAGGTTACCCAGGATTAAGACCAAATTTTCAAAAATAGTTTAAAGTAGTATTGATTTTTGCTTATAATCTAATAAGTAATAATGTTAATATAAAAGGAGAAGTTATATGAGAAATACAGTTCTTTTAGCAACATTTGTTAACCATAGGAGAAAAGTTAGTTCAATATTAAAGCTTATAGCTGCAAATTTTGAAGTGATAAATAATAAAGTCTTTCTATTGAAAGATGCAGATAAAGAAAACGATTATATTCTAACATTCAATGTCATAAAGAAGGATGTTGCTTTTTCTGATGTGATTAGAAATACTATATCATTACATAGGAAACGAGAAACTAACACTTTATATACACTGAATGCATTGAATGAATTAGTTTGTGTTCAAAATGGGTCTTTAGATCACACATTTACAGTTGACTGGGAAGGCTATGAAAATTGCATACTTCTTACAAAGTATGTGGTTGAGGGGAGCGAAGATGTTGAGTTAAGGAAAATCAATACTACTTTAGAAAAAGTAATTGAATTAAGGAAATAAAAAAAATATGAAAGTTAATAGTAATAGATTCGATGATGTTTTAGCTTCTATAATTCTTTTAGCTGAAGATACTGAAGTTGAACAGACTAGAGCTTCAATAAATAATATTCTACAACAGATACATGAAAATTTTGAGTTGATTGTATGTGCTTCTTTTGATTTCACTGAGTTGAAAGAAAAGTATAAGAACAACTGGAAGATCAGTTTCAAGCAATCAGAGCAAGGTGTGTCTTATATAAATGACGTTGTTAAAAAAGCAAAAGGTGAATTCATTTTCTATAAGACTGTTACTAATGTCTTGTGGTTTCCTAGACATATACAAGCACATATTAAAGAACTCAAGCAAAAGAAGAAATGCAAATGGTCACTTAGTCATATAGAATATAGGGACGTTGATAATCCAGATCATCCCTTAAACACTATTGGATTTAGGATCGAGAATCCGCCACCACTTGAGAAAATAATTGTTGATGAATTGTGTCATCATAGAAGTATAACAGTTGATTGGGAGTCTTGTATAGTTGAGAAAGATGGGCAAAAACTTTTCGAACCCTCAGGAATAATAAAGAAATGGACTGAGGATAATGTAGTTGGAGTAATGCCTGAAGAAATAACGATAGCACAGTGGATTAAGTTTGGTGGTGAACAAGAAGATAGCCAAACACCTGAGGGTGTAGAGAAGCAAATTGGAAGACCTGCTAATGCTGAATTGAAAGAAGAGAACAAGCTGGTTGATGGAAATATTGAAGTTGTAAGATCAATTCCAACTGTTATGGGTAATGCTTTTCTAGATGAAGAGTATAATAATAATATAAGAAACATCATAAGCACTACAGAAGGCGTTAACTCAATTGGTTTGAAAAGAACAATTGGAATGGGTGATGTCGTTCTATGTGAGCCAATTATAAAGAAACTCAAACAAAAATATCCTGAAGCAGAGCTAACATTCTTCACTGCAAAACCAGACGTAGTAAAATACTTCAAAAATGAGCCCAACGAGGTAGTGAAGATTGATGAAAATGCTTTGCTTCAGGATGGTTTAGCAGATTCTGATTGTCAAGTGAAGTTCGATTTAGATTTAGCATATGAATCTAGAATTGATACTCCATTCATTGATGCTTATGCTTCAGCTTGTGGTGTAGAATTCGATGATTGGAAAGACAAGATTCCACAGTTTGCTAAGATGGTGGATGACTATAGTGCCTACCTTCCAAAAGAACCGTATGTTGTAGTAGTTGGTGATGGATCAGGTTGGATGGGAAAGACTTGGCAAAAGGAGAGTTATGCTAAAGTTATTGAGTATTTAAAGGAGATGAACTATGCAGTAGTTGAACCTGGATATGACGTAACAGCCGTTGATGCAAAATACCATAAATGTAGTTTAGACAATATGGTTGCATTAATACAGAACTGTGCATTTTATATTGGGACAGACAATGGACCGATGCATATAGCAAGTGCGCTTAATATCCCCAGGATTCTGATTGCTGGTGCTGCATTGCCATATATATCTAATCCAAATAGAGAAAATGTATTCTATGTTCAAGATAACTCACTTGAGTGCTTGGGTTGCAAGCACAAATCATTTTTCTTAAGAAACGGAAACTCTATAACGTTTGTTCCTACGTGTGTAAATGAAAATCAAGGTATTTGCATGTCAGCTATAGGAGCCGAACATGTTATCAAAGCAATTGAGAAGTTTACGTCTAAGCCGAATTCTATTATTTCTGGCAAGCCCACTAGTTTTTACTTTAATATTCCTGGGTATTCGTATTATAGGGAAGAAGAGATGGATCTCATTCAAAGAGAAATTCCTGAAGATCATCCAGATCAAACAGATGAATTGCACAAAGAATATTCCGAAAGATGGGAACAGGTCTTTAACGATTACTCGATCCCCTTTGTAGATACTGTTTATGAAGAAATGGAGAAGAAACTTGGTGGAATGCAGAGTGGTTTAACATTTCTTGATGTTGGATGTAGTATCGGATTGGTAGTTAAAGCAGCGCTACAAAAAGGGTTTCATGCTTATGGTATCGATATTAATGAGAAATCTATCGATAAAGGTATAGAACTATTTGATGATCTGATCGAGAATCATGATACCACTGATGACAACAAGCTAATGCTACCGCGATTAGTAAAAGGAGATTTTGCTGAGCGATATAAAGATGATGCAAATAGATTTGATATACTAGCTTGTAACCAAACTTTAGAACATATTTCTAATCCTGTAGAATTTCTAAATGTTTGTAAAAAAGTTTTGAATAACAACGGCCTACTCTTCATCGACTGCCCTTCATTCGACGAAGAAGATGCTAGAAACAAATGGCATAGATGGCAGACAATGGGAAAGGGAGAATATACTTGGATTCCTACGAATAAGTCATTTGATTATCTGATGCTAGAAACTGGATTTGAATATGAGCATCTTCAAGATACAGGGAAAGGCATTTTTGTTAAAGCATGGAAAAAATAAACTTATACTATAACTGTTTAAAGCAATACTAAATGTGCTTATAACTAGATAAGGAAGTTGCATTATGATTAGAATAACTAAAGAGGTACTTGAATCAGGTGATGTTATCTTTGACAGGGAATGGAAGATGTTCAAAAAGAAAACTACTACTAAAGCTTGTAGAATGTATGAGTCCTTTGAAGTAGAAACAGCAGAGGGCATAATGAAATGTGAAGATGGTTATCTTGCAATTGATGCAAGGGGCTTCCCTTATCCTATAGCTAAAGATGAGTTTGATCTAATATATGAGGAGGTTTCATAATGGAGACAGTGGGTAGTATATTTGACAAGTTAAGCATTCTAGAAAAACGAATGCGTAGCATCAATGAAAAGATAAATAATCTAAATCTAGATCTTGAACTTAAATCAAATGTTAGTATTAACAATCTAGATAAAACACTTGTGCAATTGAATAACCAAAGAGGTTGGTTGATAAGAGAGCTTGGTAGAATAATTGTTTCAATAGGAAATAAAGAAAGACCAGCAATATTTAAGAAGCATAAAGTATATGACAAAGATGTTAAAGAAGATCGCACTTCTGATTTGCTTAGTTTGATTTTGCTATTAGATATAGTTAATGGAAACTTATGGGGTCTAGAAGACAAAAGAAGAGATACGACTCTTAGTGACAAAGAAAGACTTGCAGCTGCCGATGCAGTTTCAATTGACAACAAGAAACGTAATGACTTGATTGATAAGATTGATGAGTTAATTGATTTTTCAATGAAAGTGAGTATACATGATTAATGGTTCGAAAACAATTTTAATGAGTGGTTGCGCTGGACAACTCATGAATGACATTATTGATAAAGTTCATGAACATAATTTGATTGTCCACTCCCTTACAGGATTTACTACTACAAACAATTTTTCTAATAAGAAAACTCATTTGTCAGGCAAAGGTGGTCATTTAACTCTGCATTCGTGTAACAGACAACAATGGGACATAACAGATGACACTGCAACTAAAGTACTATTTGAAAATCATGATCCTGACATCTATATCAATGGAGCTTCTATCCATTCAGTAGATGATATAGAATCAGATCCTTCAAGAGCATTTGAGGTTAATGTAGTTGCACCAAGCAGGATAGCTAAATTATGCAATAAGCATAATACAACTTTTATCAATATTTCTACAAATTATGTTTTTGGTGGACAAGAGAAAGCAGGTCCCTATGCTGAAGACAGTTCTATGTCACCAACTAATATGTATGGAATCATAAAAGCTGCTGGTGAAACTACAGTTGCTAATGAGTGTGATAGCTATACAAATATTAGAGTTGCTGGTTTGTTTGGGAAGACTGGTAGTAGAGCTAAGAATAACACAAACTTTCCAATGGTTATTCTAGATAAGCTAGAAAATGACAAAGAACTTGAAGTCGTTGTTGATCAAGTAATGAATGTAGGATATACTGTAGATATCGCTAGAGCACTTGTTAAACTGTTGGAGAAAGATATATCTCAATTAGGCACTGTATATCACTTAGTCAATCAAGGTGATTTAACTTGGTATGACTTGGCACATTTCATAGTAGAACTAAAAGGCTATAATCCCAGCAAAGTTCTTAAAGCAATAACTAGTAGTAAGCATTATGATGGAGCAAAAAGAGCTATGTATTCTGCTATTGTTAATACACAAACTGAATTACTACCAACATGGCAATCTGCTATAGTTAGATTTCTTAAGGAGATAGATGAGTTATGATGACAATCGTGCAGGCTGCCAATATAGAGCAAGCACCAAAAGACGAAATAGGGTATGAGTATTTGGGCCCTTTTCCAGATCTATATTGCCAAGTTATTGATGCAGTAACAAGAGGTAGTGTAGCAGAGGAGTTCGTATTTTGTTTTTGCGTTGTAAAGAAAGTGTTGTATTCTACAAAAGGTGAGGAATATGAAAATGAGATAAAGGAAGAGCAAATTAAAGATGTTGAAATTGTATTTGATGATGTTTACGACGAGTTAGACGAAGAAGATGAAGACGAAGAAGATGAGGAGGAAGAAGAAGATGAGATATCACCAAGACAATAGAGGCATGAGATATTGTGATGTCTTTCCAGCTATAGGAAAAGGTGATATTAACATCACTGTAGTTCAACCAGGGGCTGCAGCATTATGGCATAGACATAAGTATCAGAATGATTTCCAATTTGTGGTTAAGGGAGCTCTTCAAATCGGTATATGTAATATGCCAAATGATGATCGTTATGTTGCTAATAGTGTTTTTGATTTAGATAAAATAGATAAAATGCAAATAGAATGGAGGCAAGAATATAGAGAAATATTCATGAATGCATATTGTCAACCAAATGAAAATGTTGAATATTCTAGTAGTATAATAGATTTTGTAGAAAAATATAAGAATGAACCTCATTGCAATTGGGAATATTATTCAGAACACAATGCGCATCTAGGGCCATTATTCATACCTGCAGGATTATGGCATGGATGCTATAACTTCACAAATAAAGAGGCAGTTCTTGTTTATCATATAACAAAAAAATATGAAATACTAAAACCAGATGAAGAGCGCTGTAGTCCTGAATTGATGGGGTGGGATTACGAACGGAAAGCTAAATGACTTTCACTAAGAGAAAGAAGACAAAGGTAGATCTAAAGTTAGAAAGAACAGACTTTCTTAAATCTTTAGGATTTCGATTCGATAGTGTCTGGTATTTATATAGACACGAAGAATCAGGTGTAGAAATTACAACAGAATTTATAGAACATTTTATATATGACAATGATATGTTTAAAGAGCTTATAACGGAAAGAATAGAGCATGGCAAATCTATACAATGACACAGAAAAATTGAAAGCTCAAGCTGATGAACAACATACAAAAGTAATGGAGATACTTAAGCAAGCAAAAGAGCCATCAATCTTTAATGGTGTTGACAAGGAAGTTCATCTTGTTACTGGGGGTTTAGGTCACATTGGTTCTTATATTGTCGAGTATCTAGCAGGATCAAGAGAGAATGCTAAGATCATTGTGGTTGATAATCACTATAATGGTAAGAGAGAAAATATAAGTCCTGCTGCATCAAAAGCTGCTGCTAGACAAAATGAAATTATAATGGAACATGTAGATATAGCTGATGAAGAAGCTTTGTATACAGTATTCGATAAGTTTGAACCACATTACGTATACCATCAAGCTTCAATGCTTACACAAGATTCTGCTAAATATAGGAAAAGAGCAATTGATGTAAATATTGTTGGTTTTGTAAATGTTCTAGAAGCTTGTGTACAGAGTAATACAAGAAAACTAGTCTTTGCTTCATCAGCAAGCGTATTCGGTGATCCAAACTATATTCCTGTAGATGAGAGTCATGATTTCAATAACTGTTCTATATTATATGGAGCAACAAAAGTAGCCAATGAGTTTCTAGCTAAATCATATGCAGATCAGTGTGATTTAAAACTAGTTGGTCTTAGATATTTTAATGTGTATGGATATCGTCAATCAACTTTGAATCTATATACGCAGATTGTTCCAAAATGGATAAACGCTTTCATAGATGGAAAGCCAATAGAATTATATGGCGATGGTGAACAAACTATGGATATGATTCACGGCTATGATGTAGGAATGATGAATGTAACTGCTATGTCTAAGTCATCAGTGGCTAGAGGAGTGATGTTGAAAGACGATTATATATTTCAAGGATTCATAAACATTGGAACTGGCATTCAAACATCAGTGATAGAATTGTATGAAATGATTAAGCTAAGTTTAGCAGCACAAGGAATAGATGTAGGAAGATCTGAGTTAAAGAAAATACCTCATGATCCAGCATTAGTTAGAAGAAGACAATGTGATGTAAAACTTATGCATGAATTATTGGGTAAGCACCAGATTGAAGTAGACTACGGAATTGATACAACAGTGAGAAAAATTCTTAAAGAGAGAAAATAAATGGAAGTATTTTATACTGTAGTAAGAGTTCAAGAATCAGGTAATGATTTCTTGAGAGTAACTGGAACAGAACAAGAGTTCGATGAAAAGGGAATATTAGATATAGAATTCAATGATGTCCCTATTTCATCATTATCAGCTGCTGGTAATTATGTTAAGCAAGTGAAAGAAGCAATAGAGCAAGTGATAGCGAATAGACAAACATTGAAACAAGAGAAGAAACTTGTAAGCATTTATAATAGATTAAGTGACAATATCAATAACGAATCATTGTCGGGAGCAATCGACCAAGACGTTGTTGATGTCTTGAAAGCCAAGGTGTATTAATCTATAGGGGGTTTTATGAAAAGTATTAATGGGAGGTCGTGGCATTTTAGATATGTAAGCTTCGTATTCCAAGGACTACGAGGAAAAGTTAGAGTAAGTTTATGTGAATATTTCTGGAAGTGCGTTCTTTCAATTCCGGCTGGCTTTGTAGTTGGTATTGTGTTTGCACTAAGTGCATGTATTGCATATTCATGTATCGGAGTTGAATATGTTTGTAGGAAGTCATATAGATATATATTTCCGGAAAAAGAGATTACATTAGGAAAGTATGATAAGCCTAGTGGTTTCTGGAGTTTGGTAGCAGACTATTTCCGTTCTGCCCATAGAAAAGTGTGTCCGTTATATAAGATAAATTATCGGCATGAATAAACCAGAATGTTCAGAGAAAAAGAAGATAGAGAATACATTGAAATAGAGAAAGGTATTGAATGAAAACGTTTCATATATTATGTCTAGCAGGTTACGGCGATATTCTATCCCACATAACTAGACTACCAGCTTTAAGAGAAAAGTACCCAAGAGAAGACTATGATATCAAGTTCTGGTTAGGAGGATTTGGTAAGGCTGTTCAATTCTCCAAGGAACAACTTGAGCGTGAAGGTTGTGAAGCTAGTATCATAAAGAACCTAACATTCCATAATCAGCTTCCTGAAATGCGTAAGTTTATTCAGGATAGTCTTGTTGAAGAGGGAGACATGTTCGAAGATTGGTCTTTCTGTGAAGAGATATTCGTTAACAAAACTCCCATCTTCATGCAATATCCTGTGCAGATTTCATACAGCTATACTACTTCTATATCAGCTGTATATAATAACGATATGTCTGAAGCACTCTTTAAGAATAAGAATGCTATAGCAATCCAGCCTCTAACAAAATCTGGCAACGCTGAAGGGTTTGAGCATGATGTTCAACAGAATAGATTTTGGACTAGAGAAAATTGGATAAGAGTATTAGAAAGAATGCATGATGATGAACTGATTCCTGTTTTCACTGGAATTGGTGATGAAGACTGGGGACTAAGAGAAGAGTGTGACAACAAAGGAATCAAGTATTATGATATGATGGGAGCTAATATTGTTTCCACAATGGAGTTTCTAAAAGTATGTAATGGTTGTATAGCAACTAACTCTTGGACTTGGGAAGTTGCATCAAGGCATATGAAACCAACTGTTTGTCTATATTTGAAAAACCACTTCTTCATTCAGAACCATATTCCAGATGGACCATCAGAATTCTTTGATACTTGCTATATAGAAACAGATAATGAAGCTGATCCAGATAGAGTATATGATACATGGAAGTATATGTATGACAATCAGAAAAGACCAGAAGTAGAGTATTCTGTATGTATGATTACATACAATGATGAAGATTGTGTTCGTACAACTTGTAATAATGTAGCAGCTTACAAACCAGAAGAATTCGTTGTGGTTGATGGTGGTTCAAAAGATAGTACTAAGCATCATCTTGTTTACCTTAGTGATTTCTATAATTTGAACTTGATTGATAAACTCTGGGCAGATGATTTTGAAGTCCAAAAGAACTATGCTCTAGACCAAGCCAAACACAAATGGAGGTTATGGATCGATGCAGACGAAACCTATGAACATCTGTTCTGGAACCAAATCTCTTGGTATATTTGGCAAGCTGAAAAAGAAGATGTGGAATGCCTTTGGGTGCCAAGAATCAATACTATTGAGGGATTGGACGATAACGAACTTGGAAATTACGCCAAGGAAAATGGTTGGAACATTTCAGGATTCAGATGGATCAATTACCCAGATTCGCAACAAAGACTCTTTACAGATCAATGTAAGTTTGTCGGGAGAACTCACGAAAGAATCGTTGGATATTCTAAAGAACGACATCTCAAAGGTGTGCATTGCATACACCCTAAAACTAAGTCCAGGCAACAACGTGGTTTGGATAGAGAACGAAAACAGTATGAGATAGAAGCAGAGAAGGTATATGAAAAGGTTACTAAAGATGAATAGAATTCTAACATACGGAGAATGGACAATAACTTGGGATGAATTAAACAAAAGCTACAAAGCATCTAGAAGTTCTCCATTGGAAGTTGATGGTTTAATCCTGGGAGGAATTGGTCCAGCTCATCTGACCGGTCTCGCCAGGCGGACTGTAGAAATGTTATTAGATTCCATAGATGATTATGAAAGGAATTCTGCGAATGCAATGGCATAAAATAAAATCTGCTCCGATGAATACAAAACTACTCTTGTATTATCCTAGCACTCATCATAAAGATCAAGTATTCAGATTAGGCACTTGTATATATGATAGACCAGGTTTTGATGAACCAAGAGAATGGCATTGGGAATGTGATGGATACTCCTCTTCTGAGAAACCTACACATTGGGCAGAACTGAAATTTAAGGAGGAAAGAGATTGGTCTAGATTGATTGAATCAAAAATAGAAGAAGGGATGTATATTAATAGATATCGTAAAAGTGATTATCCTCCGAACTATTTTGAAGATGATGGGCTAATAGATCCAAGATATTTTTGGTTTGATAGAGATGGAAAGCCACATAAATCTAAAAAGCAATTGCATCCAGATGATTACGATATTGTAATGGAGGAGATAAGTTATGAATGAGCCAACACAAGAAGAATTATTAGATGAAGACGGATTGGTTTTACAAGATAGAGAATCTAAAGATGGATGGCGACATGGTTGTTATATCACAGAAGTGTTTTTGAGAGAATCTGATAATACATATTGGACTGTTTCATACAACTCCTCACCTAACGGAGATTACCACGGACTAAGAGAAGGCGATTATAATACTCATCAAGTTAAACCTGTAACTAAATTAGTTGAAATAACATCTTATAGGGAAGTGTAATGAAAATAATGGATCAATATACTTCAACGGGATCGGCAGTTCATGTTAGTGATGATGGAGCTTTGCGTGTAAAAATTGTTGACAATGATTGCAGTGCTGTTCGTGTATCTGTCCCTCAACCAATACAACAACTAGCAGATCCTTATGAGGTACGTCCACAAAAGAAACGATATAGACGATATAGAAGGTATATACATAATGATTAACTGGCTAACATTTATCCCTGCTATATTTGAATTATTAGGTGTTAAGTTTCTTGGTGATAAGAAGAAACTAGGCTTTATAGCAAGTGCTATAGGTAATGTTCTATGGATAGCTTATGTGTTTGTATCTGATTCAACTTACGGTTTATTGTTAGTTTGTGGAATAGCAATTATATTGAATATAAGAGGATATATTAAATGGAGAAGAGATTATGAGCTTGTCAATTGATCATTTAGATTTAGCAAAAAAAAGTTGCTAATAAAGTAACATGTGAATATATAAGTTTCAGTACTGTATACTCTTGTGGTCCACCAACGGAATCATTTATGAGAGTTGAATGGTTCGAAAGTCCAAGCAAAGGAAGAGTTGGATACAATGTTGAAGAGAAATCAAACGAACTTATATTAACTGAAGTAGCTGGAGAGGAAGAACCTAGAGTGATAATTTTATGAGAACGGAAATATGGAGTAATAAAGAGATATTAAAATTTCCAGAAACAGTAACATTTATTCTTTCATGTAAAAATCATGATAAAATAAGATGGTGTACTAAGTGTGGTTGGTATGAATATATCGGTAATGGAGCATTTTCAAATAAACAAGGGTGCAAAAATAGGTGCGGAACAATGCATTACTGGCTCAGAGAAGTTGGAAAGGATGAAGAATTTTTATGCGACCAATAATAATACACCACTTAAACGAATTGTGCCTTGGGGGTACGGAGAAGATGCTTCAGATCATGATGAAGTACTTTGTAAAAGAAGGTACTTACAATCATGTTCTAGCATATCGAGCACAAGGGAGAAGAGATCGTGAAGAATACTTCAGAGAAATCATGGGAGAAAACAAGCTCATTGCCTACGCAAGTTATCCCGAGTTTGTTGCCATCGTTGGGAAGCTCAAGCCTTTTTGCATTCATCGATACTCAGCTGGAATACCTGAATTCCCTTTCGTTGCTCCCGTTAAAGTACACACAAAACACTTTGTCTCCACTTCAGTATTCGGCAATCAAGACGACACAATTGACATTTCAAAAGTCATTTTTGTCAGCAAACATATACAACACTTGGCTCAAAGGTTTGATCCGAAGTATATCGTTGTCAGAAATGCCATAGAAGCTCCGTACACAGATGAAGTACTATTCCCAGAACTGAAAGATAAATTCGTCTTTGGACATATAGGCCGACCGGATGCTAACACATATTCTGATACTAATCTTCGGGCTTATAAGAAGATCGAGAATGAAAACACAATGTTCTTATGGTTACCACAAAACCCAATGGTGAATAATAGCATAAAAGAACTAGGCATAAAGAATATTGATATGATACCAGCAACTACAGATGAAACATTTCTATCAAAATTCTACAACACAATAGACGTTCTAGCACATTCTAGAAAGGATGGCGAATGCAATCCTGCAGTTATGTGGGAAGCTATGGCTCATGGTAAACCAATTGTGTCCCATTATGGTTTACCGTTTAATGGACATGTAGAGGTAATAAAAAACTGTGGTTTTTGTGTAGCTCCAGAAGATGTAAATGAATATGCTAGGATCATGGAAAGGTTTATAGATGGTACTATAAATTATTATAATCTATCAAGGAATGCATTGGATAACTGGAAAAATACTTGCCAAGCTGAAGATATAGCAAATCAACAATTAGACATCTATAAAAAGTTGTAAGGAGAAGCTATGAAAGTTATTGAGCAGAGTCATGAGATATTGTATCATGATGAAAACATGTTGCAGAATATGGAATTGGCAGCAAGAACTTGCTATAAATCTGAAGAAAGAATCACAGAAGATTCTGCTGAAAAGCTAGTATCTAGTTTGCTAAATCGTGGTCATGATGCAATGATAGAGTTTGGCCATATTGCAGTCAAGTTCATTACAGATCGCGGTGTTGCACATGAAATTGTAAGACATAGACTATGCTCATTCGCTCAGGAATCGACTAGATATGTAAATTATAATAACAAAGGCTTTGAATTTATAAAGCCAGTTTGGTGGGATGAATGGAGCCCTATTGAGAGAACAATATGGAAAGAGCAAATGTGTTGGGTAGGAGATCGCTATAACTCTCTTATAGAACTTGGTTCAAAACCGCAACAAGCAAGATCGATTCTTCCAAATTCTCTAAAGGCTGAGATTGTAGTGAAAGCTAATGTAAGAGAATGGCGTCATATCTTTAAGCTAAGGTGTAACAAGGCTGCTCATCCTCAGATGGTTGGTTTGATGACGCCGTTGTTAGAAGAGTTGAAAGAGAAATTCCCAGTATTGTTCGGTGACTTATAATGGAAAAAGATAGTCATATCAACTTAAATGATTTATGTGCTAATGTTGGTGCATTAAGAAAAACAATAATTGACTTGTGCATTGCTTTTGTAAGTAGACCTAATGCATCTGGTTATGTAAATGCAACAATTAGATAACGATGATACTGTAGTTGGTTGGACTAAAAGGCATAAAATAAAGATAAAACTTCCAAATGGAAGAAATTTTGTCCCTGATTTTTTGATTGAATACAAAAACGGCATCTTAGTTTTAGAAGAAACTAAAGGGTGGGATAGATATGCTGACTTGAAGATGCTAGCAATGAAAGAGTATTGTTTAAAAAATGGTTATATTTTCAATTGGATCAAACAGAGCGACATGAAAGGGTATAGAGAATGGCTAAAGTGCTTGTAACAGGTTGCGCGGGTTTCATCGGCTCCCATCTATGTAGAAGACTATTGAAACTAGGTCATACAGTTAGAGGCATAGATGATTTGTCAGTCGGGTTTAAAGAGAATATTGATGATTTAACTGAATATATTTCTCATGGTCCAGAAGATAACACATCTAGGTTTATACCACAGCATTCAGCGTGGAACTATTGTATAGCTGATATTAGAGATCACAAGCTAAGCTCTATGGCAAAGTTTGGATCATCTTGGAATGATTTTGATGTTGTATATCATTTAGCAGCTAGAGGTGAGACTTACTGGTGCCAAGAGAATCCATCAGAAGCAGTTGATGTAAATGTTAACGGGACATTGAGAATGTTAGAATTTGCTAAAACCACTAACTGTTCCCACTTTGTCTTTGCAGATACATCAGCAGAATATGATGGGTTAACAGGTAAAGATTGGTATCCAACTGATGAGGATGATGCTCCAAATCAACACACTCCGATGGGAATATATTCTATCACCAAGATGACTGCATCACAATTTGTAAGAGCTTGGTCAATAGAAAACAATGTCAGATCAACACTGTTCAGACCATTTAATGTATATGGTCCATCAATGAATCTTGATAGAGATATTCCACCAGTTATCGGAAGTATTGCTGTTAAGTTGCTCAAGAATCAATCTCCAACAATCTATGGAGATGGAAGCAAGAGAAGAGATTTCATTTACATAGATGACGCTATTGATCTACTTGTAAAAGCTTTGCCGTTAGCTAATATTAGAAATATTAGAAATATCAACCTCAATGTAACAGACACATTCAATATGGGAACTGGCGAGAATTATTCAATTAATGAAATACACGATATAATAGCAAGTGCTATAGTCAAAGAACTTCCATTGTCCAAAGTTTATCCTCTTCCTCATCCAATATACGAACCAGACAAACCATATGAAGCTAAGATTACATTAGCAGATGTGAATAAAGCAAGAAGAACTTTTGATTGGAGTCCAAAGGTTTCTATTGAAGAGGGAATTAGGAGAACTATTAATGATGTCAAGAGAAGAATGTAAACACAAACTTCAAATGATAGATAGGAAGATAGGAAGATAGAAAGAATAGGAGTAATGGAACATTGGATATGCAAGAACTGTAAACAGCAATTTGCTTCAATAAGAAATAGAACATATAAATCAATTCATCCAGTCCCGGATGATTATAGCTTAAGGAAAGTTAGAGAGATATAATGATAGTAATAAAGACCCCGCTTAGAATAGGATTCGCTGGTGGCGGATCAGATTTGCCAGCATATATAGACAAGAAGTATTCTGGGTGGTGTATTAATGCGACGATAGATAAATACGTATATGTCTTAGTTAAGAAGAGACATGACAACAAAATCTATTTGAAGTATAGTGAAAATGAAATAGTGGATAATGTTTGTGATATTAAACATGACTTTATTAGAGAGACCTTGAAGTTCCTTGATATAAACTATGGTGTAGAGATCATCAACTTTGCAGATATACCAACTAAGGGAACAGGCTTGGGTTCATCATCTAGTTTTCTAGTTGGATTGCTAAATGCATTGCATATACTGAATGGAAATCCAGTTGAGCCGCGTAGACTAGCTGAACAAGCTTGCTATATAGAAATTGATAGATGTAATAAACCCATGGGCTATCAAGATCAATTTGCTGCAGCATTTGGTGGGTTAAATATAATGCAATTCAATTTTAATGGTCCAACAGCAGTTGGTGTGTCCAAACTTGATTATTCAGATCAAGAACTTAGAGATCTATCAGAACACATCATGATGTACTATACTGGTATAACACGAAACTCATCAGACATCTTATCAGAACAGTCTGAAAATATGAATACTGATAAATTGCAGGGTATGCATGATAATGTAAGAATAGCACAACAATTGGCAATAGATCTTGCTGATAGAAAATTCAATTCAATTTCTAAAGCAATGAACAAGAACTGGATACTTAAGAAGCAATTTGCAAATGAAATTTCAAATGAAAATATTGACAGAATGCTGGAAGTGGCAATGCATAATGGTGCGCCTGCTGGAAAGGTGACAGGAGCTGGAGGCGGTGGGTTCTTACTATTGTATGTCCATCCTAATAGAAGGGCAGAAGTTGCTAATGGCATGAGAATAGAATATCCAGATCTAAAGCTTATGCCAGTAAAACTAGATAAATATGGAACTAGAGTTTTGTTGAACACAGAAGAATACCAATGGGGGTAAGAGACATGGAAGAGAAAGAAGTAGAAGAGCCAATTTGGGAATGTCCTTGTTGTGGATATGGGATGAATAAAGAAACAGATGCTAAGCCTGTTGGTATTATGCTAGCAGTTCTAGCAGTTTCAGGTGAAGCCGGTCCATTGTTAGCACAGATATGTCCAAATTGTAAGTCTATTAGTTTGAGTGAACAAACATTTAGTGATCTATCGGGATTAACTGAGAAGAAGATAGTAAAGCCTCAGGGTGTAATTATATGAAAAAGCATTTCAAATATCTATCATATGTCTTAAGACACAAATGGTTTGTTATGATAGAGTGTTTTAAGAGAGGGCTTATTTGGCGTGGTATAGCACATGATATTTCAAAGTTCTATCCAACTGAATGGTTTCCATATGTAAATTATTTCTATGGAAAGAAAGATGATGATATAAGTAAGGGTAGAAATAGTACAGGATATTACAAACCAGGTGAATCAGGTAATGATGCATTTGATAGAGCTTGGTTATTTCATCAACACAGGAACCCACATCATTGGCAATGGTGGGTATTGACACAAGATGAAGATGACGATAAAGTACTAGAAATGGATAGGAATTATATGAAGGAGATGTATTGTGATTGGAAAGGCGCTGGAAGGGCTCAGAAAAATGGAGTTATGACAAAGGAATGGTATGAAGCTAATAAATATAAGATGAAGTTGCACTGGAAAACAAGATCAGAAATTGAGCTTTTAATCTACGGAATGTAGGGGAAAATATGTACTATGAAAAAGATGCTGTATTAGAAGATCGTATTGGAAGAGAGATAAAAGTTGGTTGTATGTTAGCTGTTGCGTCAGACGATAAGTACCGAGAAGGTAAGATGAGAATGGGTATAGTAACCAAGATCAATTGGAGATACTCTTATTATTATTCTCAACGAGAAGATGAAGCAAAGTATGCTCCCTCAATAACACTATTCAATCTAAAGTGGAAATCAAATAGAACTTATTATACACCTGAGAATATGATAGTAGTTTCTTGGCATACACTTGATCTTGACAAAGATGTGAAGCATAATGTTTGACCCGAATGATATTCACATTGTACTCATAGGGAACGATCGAGTATTAGACTATAGATTGAATATGGAGATACTGAGATTCAATTTTAGTTTCAGTGATCGTTTGTGGATTACAACTGTATACAATGGAGATCCAAATGGACTACCGTCAGGTATTGGAGAAAATACGTTTATTCATGTACCAGAGAATCGGGGTTACGGGTATGGTGCTCTTGATGGTTTCAATCATGGGCTTAGTTTTGCTGCGGATGGGTACAGGCCGATAGTAATGATCTTTAACTTCGACGTATGGTTTTTTACAGAGAAGGGATTCATAGCATGTATTGAAGATTTCTTGGAAGCGAATGAATTCAAAGGTGCTGGTGATAATATACCGAAGAATTTTTCAGCAGGATTTCTTCCAGATCATCAACTGTTTATGACAGACTGCATGATATTTGATAGAGATTTGCTTAAGAAAATATTGCCATTGAAAGATGAACCTGCTGAACATAGAATGAATAACCCAAAATTGCAAGCAATGTATGAAGGAACTGAACTAGGTTTTATGAATATGGAAGAATGGTTTTACGGATCAGTTGATAGTAAATTACAAGAAACTAAAACTAAATTGAAACCGCCTCCAGGATTTATTGCTCATATTATGCAAAGAGATGGGGCTCCAAGATATAGATGGACAGAGAAGTTTACGCTAGCACATTCTCACGATTATGAGCAGAAGAAAGAATGGTTAAAACAATATAATACTACTAAAGGACAGTTAATTCCAAAATTTTTAAATGGTGAATTTGGTTGAGAAAAAAATGGATATAAACTTGTAAGAATTTGGGAAGATGAGATTAATTTTGTTTGGAACATGATTATAATGAACTAACGAAAACAGCGAATTTGGTTGATAAAGGAGGACTAAATGGCAAAGAGGGAAACAAAGAAAGTTGTTGATGATGTTGATCCAAGAATTGTAAAATTACATGAAGAAGTTCTTTATCCAGTTGTAAGGGTTCGTGCTGGCAACTCAGGTGGGTCAGGCACTGTCCTTTATTCGAAGAAAGATGTAAAAGGGAATGTTAGAACGTTTGTACTCACTAACCACCATGTTGTAGAAGACCTAATCAATATCGGAAAGGTCTGGAACTCTAGACTTGGTAGAGAGATAAAGAAAGATATTAGACAAACAGCAGAAGCACAATTCTTTAAGTATAACAATTGGTCAAAATGCGTAGGTAGTTTCTCTGTTGAAGCAGATATTGTTGCCTATGAACCAGAAGAAGATATGGCGTTATTGGAACTAAGAGATAGAGAAAGACTTGCTGATCATATTGCTTGTATGATTCCAGAAACAAGAGTTGGTAAAATCTGTATATATGATGATATATATGCTTGCGGTGCTACTCTACTTCATGCTCCATTCTCCACTCCTGGTGCTATTGTTTTTCAGGATGACGAAATTGAAAACAAGAAATATTGGCTTGGTACTTCTTTGATCTCATTCGGAAATTCAGGTGGTGCTGTGTTTAGATACTGTGAAGAGTCTGACAAGTATGAATTTATTGGAGTTCCGAGTAGAGTTCAACTTCAAGGATTCAATGATGTTGCTAACTGGATGGGATATTTCATACCCCCTAATAGAGTTATGGGGTTCTTGAAAGAACAAAAGTTCCAATTCATATTTGATTCCTCAATCACTCTAGAACAATGTGAAGAGCTGAGAAAGAACGATGCAGTTGAAGAAGTAAAGAGACTAGAAAAGAAAGAGGGTGTTGTCATTGATGAATAAGTCGATAGACTTGCAAAGCATTACAGAGAAGAGTGATGAATTAGAAAAAGAAAAGAAGAAAGTAAAACCGATTGTTCCTTCTATAGTTTCAAATAAGCAATTCAAGCAACTTTATAGCACATTTATGAAAATGAATGTTAGTGACCCACTGTATGAAAGTTACCAAGTTGCGATTGATAAGGGTGTAAGAAAACCAAATGTCACAAAATTGAAAAACAAGAACAGAAGATCAATGATTGCTGAGTCTAGGAAAACTAATAGAGAGACAAAAGGAAGAACAAAAAAGTAGAATTCTCTAAATTTGACACTATATTTATATATTACAATAATAACATAGCAAAACAATAGTTTAAATTTAATGTAACATTGATTAATAATAATATGAGAGTAGTAAACATCATCCGCAAGGAGGATCACGATGGAACGCAAACTGCAGTCTGCCATATGCATCTTGGTACTGGCCCTTCTCATCGCAGGCCCCGCGCTGGCACAGCCTCAGCAAGGACAGAGGCTGGGAAGCGCAAGCACGATGGGCCGCGGGTCCTCGGCCGAGCAGCTCCTGGGCACCCTTGCCTTCGATGAGAAGATCGACGTGACCGACGACCAGCTTCTCAAGCTCCGCAGCGCGCTGAAGATGATCTATGGGAAGCAGCAGGACATGGCGAAGAAGCTGCGCGGCGGCTCCAGGGAAGGC